GGCGGCTTGAAGCGCGTCCCGGCCGACCGCGAGCCGACGCCCGCCGAGATCGAGCGCGAACGTCAACGCCAACTGGCCGATGCTGCCACCCTCATATCCCAGGAGGCCGCAGAATGACCTACCTCTCCGACCGCCGCCGGGTCGCCCTGGCGATCTACCCCCGCCTCCTGGCCGTGTGGATGGCGGTAGCGATGGACGCGGCGGGTGGTGCCGCCGACGACGAAGACAGGGCCGTTCTGGCTGCGATAAAGGCAGCCGAGGACGACGCGTACGCGGGCCTCGACGGCAAAAGGGTGCAAACTCTGCGCAACCGGGTCAAGACGCTCGCCGCCGAATGCCTGGAGGGCTACGAGCAGTCGGCCATGGTCAAAGTTTTCCTCATGGTGGCCTACGCCCTGCGCGACACGCTGGAGTCCGGCGCCCTGGTGCTGGTCGATGGCAGCCCGTTGGATGTGGCCTACAGCACGATTGCTGCCGAGGTGTCACGCCACGAAGACCTGATGGCCGACGTGGACCGCAGCGCCGAGAAGCACGCTCGCAAGCTGCGGGAACGGCTGGCCGGGTATCTGCCGGTGATGCAGGAAGCCGCCGAGTAACCCCCACACACCACACGCAACGCCCCGGCAACAGGGCCAGCGTGCGCAACTACCACCAATGAGCCACACCGATACCCCTCATGCCGAGTTGCGCACCAGAGGGGCGGAAAATGAGGGAATGAGGAATGAAGGATTTTGGGGTCGTGCTGACCATGCGGCCAACCAACAAAACGGCCGCCATGGTGATGGCAAAGGGGTTCGAGTATCAGCCGGACAAAAAAATAAACACGCCGCATCACTGGGATGCCCCGCAGCAGGTGAGGCCGGTCCCCAAGAATACGCAAGACCTGACCGGCTTGCGCGTCGGGAGACTCAGAGTGATCGGGCTACTGATCGACAAGCCATTGTGGTTGGTGCGCTGCGACTGCGGTAAGTACGAGGCCCGGCGGTCAAAATCCCTGAAGAATGAAAGGAACAGCGGGGATAGGTGCGAGATTTGCAGGCACCACAATTACTTGATGATGGCAGATGAGTTCAGACGCACCGGGCAAAACAAGATTTACGGCCTGCACACTGACCAAAAAGGGGCAGCGAAATGAACCGAACACAGACACTCGACGCCGCACGGTCGGCGGTCACCGGCCAGCGGGAACAGGACTACGGGGTGCCCGAGAACCACTTCGGCCAGATCGCGGCCATGTGGACGGCATACCTCGACGGCGGGCCGATCCGCCCTGTCGATGTGCCGATGATGATGGGGATGCTCAAGATGGCGCGCATCCGCACCAGCCCGGCACATTTCGACAGTTTTGTCGATATGGCGGGCTATGCGGCTTGTGGGGCGGAAATCGGGACGGCGCGGTGGGGTGAGGATGCGGCCCCGGTCATCACCCCGGAACGCGTCTGCGGGAACTGCCGTCACCGCGTCATGGGGGACCACTGCATCAGTGGGGGCGTCACGCACATGCCGAAGTCGTGCCATGCGGCTTGGCCTGGGCCGTGCGGGTCCAAGGGCTTGCTGTGGGAGGCTGCCGATCATGGCTGAGACGACAACCAGCAAGACCCCCAACCTCGACCGGCTGGGCGCTGCCAAGTTCACGATTCTCATGCTGTGCGCGGGTTTTGCGTTCGGCATCGGGTGGGAGGGTGCGGCGCAGATGATGCGCAAGGCGGCCGGGCCGGCGGTCGTCATCCATGCCCACTATGACGCGGAGACGGAATGATGGCTGACAAGCCGAGCAAGTGGGCGATGGAGCGGGCGCGTGCGATGTACGCCGCAGCGCCATGGGCCTTCGATGACGCCAGCACGCGGGCGGATGAGGATGTGTGCCTATCGGATATCGCCCGCGCCATCGACGCCGCCCGCCGGGATGCGCTGGAGGAGGCAGTATGGCTGGCGGACGAGTATAACGGGGATGGACTGAAGGCTGGCAGGGGATACGAACTCGGCAATGCGGAGTTGACCAGGGCCGACATAGCCGTTCGCATCGAAAGCCTCAAGCACAAGGAGCCCGCCCAATGATGACCGACGAACGCCGAGCCGCCGCAGCCGCCGAAATGCAGCGTATGGCCGACAACTTCCGCGCCGCCAAGCCTGCTATAATCCAGGGCTTGCGTGATATGACCGACAGCCTGCGCCTCAATATCTCGGCAGCAGTTGCGCCGCCAACAAAGTAACCACCAAGCAACACCACAACATTTCCGCGCAGAAACAAGCCCGCACTGTCGCTTATACGTTGTGAGCGCGTGCGGGTTCTGGTATAGTGGTGTGGTTGATTTTGGGAGTTCTGCCATGCGTTTTTCCGATACTTCGGAACCAGACCACTACGGCACCGGATGCGCCACAGACTGCATCGACGGCTGCGGCTGGCCTGCGCTCCCCTGTGGCCGACTGCTGCGGGACTGCGCGCGGGATGCGGGCCCGGTCGTCACCGTTGCCGATGCTGACCGGGCGAAGATGCGGGCGGGGGCAGCGATTTATGACGGGGAACGCACCGCGCCATGAGCCACCCCCGCACCAGCCTCTCCCGCCACATCCAATCCGGCCCGACCGACGACGCCACCCTCGACGCCATGCGTTCGGCAGCTTGGCACCAACAGGGCGTCGTCATGCTGCGGCTGGACGAGGTGGCTTGCGAGTGGACGCGGCAGGCGGTTGAGAACCACATGGCGGCGCGGTACGGCAAGCGGCGGGGCGGCTAGCTTGCCTGTGAAGTGCAATGATATAACATCTCGGAAGGACGCGGCATGGCCCGGACAGCGACGGCACGGAAGCGCAAGACCAAGCCACCGGTGGCCGCAATGGAGCCCGCCGACTGGCAGGAGCGCCACAGCCCGACCGATGGCGTGGTGGTCGCCATGCCCATCCCCGGAACCGTCCGCACCGAGGTGCATCAATGCCAGCGCCGGAGGTCGGCGCGCATCATGGCGGAACTGACCGACAACCAGGCACGCGCGGCGCAGCGGATCTACGAGGCGTTCAAGGCGATCACGCTGCCGGTGTCGAGCAAGATCGCCAGCTATGACCCGCCGACCGGGCGAGGTGAGTGCGCGGAGTGGTCGGCGTTCATCCAGGACTGCGTGCGGGACTACAAGCGGTGGGCCGATGCTTGCGCTGATCGTCACGTTGACGAGGTTGTCGTGTTGGCAATCACGGTCCACGGCATGAGTCTGGAGGCCGCCGAGCAACAGGCCCGCAAGCGTCGGGGTCATGCGCGAGAGACGCTGATTGCCGGCCTGGACCTGTACTGCAAAATCAACCGGCTGGGCTAGATCCTCATCCGTTCTCCCATCATGTTGCGTTGGCGCGCGAAAAGGTTGTTGACGGCCGGGCGGGTTTAGCGTACCTTCTCAGGCATGGTGGTTTTGGTGCGTTCGCGCTTCCCCCTCTGGCCCGTTGCGCTTCCCCTGGCGTGACGGGCCGCCCCCTCCAGGTCTACCGCTTAGCCCCTGATAGGACTTGCAAGGAAACGTCAGGGTGATGCGGTCTGCGGCGAGCCTCGTCTACGTCGCGTTGGGGTGCCAGCCGAATAAGCGGCCCCGATCAATTCAGAGATACCAGCGGCGGCGCTGAGACGCGCTAGGTTACGCCCACCGGGATACGCGCCGCCCCGTATGGGCTGGGGTGGGTAAGTCGGAACGCCGCTGGTTGCCATTCCAGGCCGAGCCCACCCCTGGATACCGTGCCCGCCCGGCTTGGCGGGGCTGATGCTTCCCTGCGACGGGATAGCCGTGATGACCTAGAGCCGCCGACGTCATGGGGTGGCAGATGAACAACGAAGCCCGCTGCCTCACGGTGGCGGGCTTTTCGCATTCCGACATGAGGTGTGACGACATGCCCATCCGCATCGTGAGCGACAACGGCACAGGCGTCGGGACCAAGATCCTCGACGCCGAGACGGGTGCTGACTTGGGCGAGGTTCTGCCTATCACCTACGGAGCCATGCTGGAGATCGGCCCCGTTCTGACCCTGCAATGCGAGATCGCCATGATCCGCGTTGACACCGTTGCCGGCGCGGTCAACTGGCACATCCCCATGATCGACGGCGACGTGGCAGAGGTCCGCATGAAGGATGGGCGCGTCATCCGCATCCGGGAAGATGGTGTGCCGGAGGCGGTGTGATGGCAAAGCCCCCGATGCCGGACCCGATAGGCTGGACACCACCCCCGCCGCGCGGTGTGGTCATCTACGATCCAGATGAGCGCGCAGCGTACGAGCACGGGAAGCGCGTTGGTACGTTCGCCGGGGCTGTCTTGACGCTGTTATGTCTAGTGATGGCCGGGTGCCTTATTGGCCTGGGCTTTTCTCTGAAGGGTTGACCCCATGACCTCGCACCCGTGGACAGGCTGGGCGGTGGCTTGCCTGTGCATCGGGGCTGTGTGTGCGGTGGCTGGTGCGGCCTATGTTTGGCGGTTGGGTGATCGGCGGGGGTGGTGATATACTTATTGCGCGGATAGGGTAGCTCCCGAAAAGCGCGTACCCTGCGCGCCTTCCGTGCTTTCAGCAGGGGCGCGAAAGGGTAGCGAGAATGGTTCGGGAAGTGGCCGAGGTGGTCTACATCTGCGATCGTGGACACAGACACAAGGACCGCGAAGTAGCCGAGGCGTGCGACGCCCGGACTCGCGAGAAAGCGGCAAGGGTGCTGGTGGCAGACTGCAAGCGGGCAGCCAGGAAGGACGCTAGAGCAAAAAGGGTCGCCACCCTCCCGCCCAAAGGAACGAGTGAGCGATCCAGAAATAAGGCCATCAAGTTCATTGCCGCGCTAGGCGGGCCTGATAAGGCGTCGGCGCTCTCGGAGGCTGACTTTCTGCGGTTGGGTGCTGGCCGGAGGGTCTTGGGTGCCGCCAAGGAGGTGCTGGCCGAATCTGGCCTTCACTTCACTGGACATTTAAGTCGAGACGAATGGTCTCGTGTTCTGTCTGCGTTTATGGCGAGGGTGGTCATACGGAAGGGCTTTCTTTTCATCGGCCCCAGCGGCAAAGGCGGCGGCGCGCATCTCGGGAACGGGCCGCCCAACCTGACGGAAACAGACGAAGATTGACCGCGTGACTTGGTGGTGAGGTGGTGCGATGGCCCGTGAGTGGTTCAATATCACCCTCGACACCGCCTCGCAGGCCAAGGCGTTTTCCCGCTTGGAGAAGCAAGCCCCGTTCGCCGTCGCCCTGGCCCTGACACAGACCGCCAAGGACGCGCAGACCCGCATCAAGAAGCTGCTACCTGAAATCTTTGACCAACCCACGCGCTGGACGATCAACAGCACGCAGGTCACGCCCGCGACTAAGGCTAATCTGGTGGCTGACGTGGGCTACAAGTATCAGGCTGGCCGCTACCTCATCCCTCAGGTTGACGGCGGCGGACGACGCGACAAGGGCAGCGAGCGGCAGTTGAAGGGCCAAGCCCTGCTGCCCAGGGATATGCAGTTCGTGCCCGGTGGTGGCGCGCAACTCGACGCCTACGGCAACATGCGGCGCGGGCAACTGGTCAAGGCTCTGTCCGCCGTCCGAGGCTTCACCCAGGTCGGCTATAACGCCAACGCCACGAAAGGCCGCAAGAGCAAGGGGAAACGCCGGAAGGAACGGTACTTCCTCGCCTCTGAGGACAACCCGCGCACCAAGCACCTGCGGCCCGGCGTGTGGCAGCGGTTCGTGTTCGCCGAGGGTAGCGCGATCAAGCCGGTGCTGCTGTTCACCCAGCCCGCCAAGTACGAGAGCCGCTTCGATATGGAGGGTATCGTGGCGGAAGTGGTGCGGGAGAAGATGGGCGACAACCTCGATGCCGCGATGGTTCGGGCGCTTGGGACGGCGCGGTGATCGTTCGTGTAGGGGCATTGGGTCCCTGTGGATAACCCCGTGTTTGGGGGGAATTCGGGCCTCGCACTTTGTCTAGGCATGAGCTTTCCCTAAGGGGGTTCCGCTTCCGGTTGAGGGGTTTTTGACATGGCGACACAGGGTGAGGTTGCCGAGCATCTGGACCTCTCCGACCGCTCTGTGCGTGACCTAATTTCGCGTGGTGTCTTCAGCAAAACCGGGCGTGGCGCGTTGGATCTGGACGCCTGCCGGGTTTCCTATCTGCGTCACCTCAGGGAGCGCGCGGCGGGCCGGGCATCCGATGCCGCCGAAGCGGAAGGCCTCAACATTGAAGTTGAGCGCGCCCGCCTCGCCAAAGAGCAGGCCGACCACTACGCCATGAAGAACGCCGAGCGGCGCAACGAGCTTGTCGAGTACGCCCCCTGGATTGACGCGATCCGCCAGATCATCGCCATGACGCAGGGCCGCCTCCGCAGGGTGCCCGGCCAGGTCCAAGGCCTTGACCCGAAGATGAAGGCGCGAATTGCCGACGCACTGGATGATGCCTTGGAAGACTTGACGTTGACGCGCGTCGAGGAGGAGCTTGGACGCGATGGCGAAGACGGCGGCAGCGAGGACGATTGAGACGTTGGCCGTTCGCGGCGGCCAACTTGTCGTTGATGGCGCCGCCCTCATTCTTGCTGCCCTGAAGCCGAAGCGCACCCTTCCCCTGGTCGAGTGGGCCTCGAACAACGTCCGGCTTGAGGCCGGCAAGCGATACCGTCCCTGGCCTCTGCAGCAAGGAATCCTTGAGGCCCTGGGCGACCCGGACGTGACGCAAGTCACCGTCATGAAGTCGTCGCGCATCGGTTACAGCGAGATCGTAAACGCCTACCTCGGCTGGCTCATCGACCAGCGGCCTTTGCGCGTCCTAGTCTATCAGCCGACGATTGACGACGCCGAGGACTACAGCAACACCGACCTCGTGCGCCTGCTCAACTGGCCTGCGATTCGTCAGGTCGTCCAGTACAAGACCCGCGACAGCCGCAACAAGATCCGCGCCAAGGTCTTTCCGGGCGGCTCGATCAAGGTCAAGGGCGCGAACAGCCCGAAGGAATTTAGGCGCGTCACGGCCGATGTGGTCATCCTTGAGGAGCCGGACGGCTATCCTCCGACCGCTGGCCTTGAGGGCGACCAAGCCGAGCTTGCCTTCAAGCGGTGCATCACGTCCGACGAACCGAAGAAGGTGGCCGGCTCGTCACCAACCGTGAAGTTCGACCCGCAGACCAACAAGGGCAGCAAGATCGAAGGCCTGTTCCTTGCGGGCACCCAGGAATACCGCTATGTGCCTTGCCCTCACTGCGGCGAAATGCAGCGCCTCACCCTGGGTGACGGCACCGGCCCCGGCCTGCGATGGGAGCCGAAGCGCGCACCGACCAAGGCTTGGTACGTCTGTCTCAATGGCTGCGTGATCGAGGAGCAGCACAAGCCCGACATGGACGCGGCCGGTGAGTGGCGCGCGTCAGCGCCGGAGCATTGGCCGCACCGCTCGTTCCACGTGTCGGCCCTCTACAGCCAATTCGCCAATGCATCGTGGCTTGAGGTCGCCCGCGAGAAAGTCCGCTGCGGCAAGAACCCGGCGAAGATGGTGACGTTCGTCAACCAGACCTTGGGCGAGACTTGGGAGATTCGAGGCGAGGCGCCTCCGTGGCGCATCCTCTACGACCGCCGCGAAGACTGGCCCATGGGCTCTGTCCCGATGGCCGTCCGGTTGCTGCTGGCCGGCATCGACGTGCAGAAGGACCGCATAGAACGCTACGTGTGGGGCTACGGTGAAGACGGCCAGCAATGGCTTATCGACCACACTGTGGTGACCGGCGACCCCTTCAACGACGCGACGTGGACAAAGCTCGACGCGATCATGGGCGACACGTTCACCCACGCGGCTGGTGCGGAAATGAAGCCGTTCAAGGTGGCGATTGATACCGGGTTCGCCACCACGCAGGTTGAAAAGTGGGCCCGGAAGTACGGCCGATGGGTCGTTCCAGTCAAGGGTGCCAACACGTTGCAGGCCCCGGCGTTCCGGTGGGGTCCGGTCAATGACGTGTCCGCCAACGGAAAGCGGCGCAAGACAGGCATGCAGATCGGCCACGTCGGCGGCCATATCCTGACCCTGGAGCTTTACGGCTTTCTCGGCCAGGAACCGCCGACCGCCCAGCAAGTCGCAGACGGGCAGGGTTATCCGCCGGGCTATGTCCACCTTCCGACTTGGGCGACCGAGGAAACGTGCAAACAGCTTGTTGGCGATCAGTGGATGGAAGACCGGGCCGAGTGGAAAAAGGTCCATGCGACCGAAGCCCTCGACTGCTGGAAGTACCCCCGTGCCGTGGCCGTCATGCTGGGCATGGACCGATGGAAGCCAGCCAAATGGGCGCAGCTACGGAACGCGCTTGGGGCGACTGAGGAAAAGCCTCAAGCCCTGCCACCGCCACCCACAGAACAGCAGACCCACCCCAAGCCGCCCGCCCCCCAGCAGGCGGCTTCTTCTTTGCCCGCGCCCCGGCAGCCTGAACCAAAGCCCAAAAAGCGCGGGTGGCTAGGTGGCGGCAGTCGTGGGCGCGGCGGCTGGATATAGGAGCCTCACATGGCGGTCACGCAAGCCCAGCTAAACGCCTTGGTCGCGGCCTGGGCGTCCGGCGTCCTGACCGTCAAAGAGGGCGACAACCAAACCACTTACCGGACGCAGGACGACATGGAGCGGGCGATTGCCCGCATGTCGTCCGCGCTTGGCGTGTCCAGTCCGATCAGCCCGCCGAAGCCGACCAAGCGCACATCCCTGACCCGCTTCCGCAAGGGCTGACCGCATGAAACTCAACATCCTGGATCGCACAGTGGCGTTCTTCTCGCCCGGTGCGGGGTTGAACCGTGCGCGCCAACGGGCAGCCATGGAGACGGTGCGCTCCTACGAGGCCGCGCGTCACTCCCGGCGAACTGATGGCTGGATTACGTCCGGCACGTCGGCCGCTGCGGAGGCTGGCCCGGCAATCGCTCGCCTGCGCGCAAATGCCCGTGACATGGTCCGCAACAACCCGTATGCCGCCCGCGCTGTCTCGATCATCGCATCTAACGCGGTCGGCACTGGCATCGAGGCCAAGAGCCGCACGGGCGACGTTGAGCTTGACAAGAAAGTCGATGCGCTCTGGAAGAAATGGGCGGAAGACGAGTGCGACGCAGACGGCCAGCTTGATTTCGCCGGCCTGCAACATCTGGCGGTGCGGACCATCGTAGAGGGTGGCGAAGTCCTCTGCCGATTCCGGCCGCGCCGCGCGGCCGACAACATGGAGACTGTGCCACTTCAGCTTCAGTTGCTCGAAGGCGACTATCTCGACACCAGCCGCGACACGTCGGCCACGGCGTCCGGCGGCTTTGTACGCCTGGGCATCGAGTTCGACGCCATCGAGAACCGCTCAGCCTACTGGCTTTACCGGCAGCACCCCGGCGACGCCACATTGACCTCTCGGGCGGGCATGGAAAGTGTCCGCGTTCCAGCCGAAAACATCGCCCACATCTACAGCAAGGATCGCCAGGGCCTCCCGCGTGGCGTGACGTGGTTCGCCCCCGTCATGATGCGGGTGCGTGATCTTGATGAGTTCCACGAGGCCGCGCTCGTCAAGGCCAAGGTCGAGGCGTGCTTGGGTGTCGTCGTCACCCGGCCGGACAATGAAGACGCCGACCCTATCGGCGTGGAGCGGACAGACGAAAACGGCCAGCCCATCGAAGGCATGGAGCCGGGCATGGTCGTCTACACCAAGCCGGGCGAATCCATCGAAGTCATCAACCCGCAAGGCCATACGGCATACGACCCCTACACCCTGCAAACGCTGATGGCTGTCGCGTCCGGCATGGGTATCACATACGACCAGCTTACAGGTGACCTCCGACAGGCCAGCTACAGCAGCCTCCGCGCCGGAAAGATTGAGTTCCGCCGGAACATGGAGCGGTTCCAGTGGCAAACGCTCATCAAGATGCTGTGCAAGCCGACCCGCAAGCGGTGGATTGCACAGGCTATCGCGGCCGGCAAGCTGCCTGACCGGAAAAGCGGATACCCGACCGAGTGGGTGGCCCCGAAGTTCGAGCGCATTGATCCGCTGAAAGACCTGAAGGCCGACATTCTGGAGGTCCGGGCCGGCGGTATGACGTGGGATCAGATGGTCGCCCGCAACGGATACGACCCGCGCGAACAACTTGAGGCCATCGCCAAGCACAACGCCGACTTGGACCGCCTGGGCATCGTTCTTGAGACGGACCCGCGCCGCATGTCGGCCGGCGGGCAGGCGATACCGCAGCCCGAGACAGAATCACCCGACTGACCCCAAACCACCAAAGGACTGTCGCCATGACCGACGACGACCAGACCGCCGCCGATCAGGTGGCGGAAACCCCTGCGCCTACGGAGGCCGAGCCAGAACGGGAGGCCGAACCGGCAGCCGAGCCAGAAGCCCGCGCCAAAAGCCCGGAAACTGTTGCGCAGCCCTTGACGCTCCCCGCTGGTAGCGACTTCGACGCCCTGCGCGGCGCCCCCGGAACGGGCCTAGACCGTCGAGGCCTGGACCTGCGCACGGTGCCGGGCACAGTTGACGAAAGCGACCGCACCGTTGATGTGGTGATTTCAGCCGGCGCTGCCGTCCGGCGCTACGACTACCGCGCCGACCGTGAGTACATCGAGACGCTGGAAATCTCCCCGGCCGCCGTTCGCCTGGGCCGCCTCAATGCCGGCGCGTCTGTGCTGGACTCGCACAACAACTGGTCCATGCGTGGCGTGGTCGGCGCCGTCGTGCCCGGTTCAGCTCGCGTCGAGGGCGGCTTGCTGGTTGCCCGCGTGAAGTTCTCGGCCCGTCCCGACGCTGACGCCATGTTCCGCGACGTCGTGGCTGGCGTGGTCCGGCATATCTCGGCGGGCTACGTGACCCACAAGCGCGAGGTTGACGAGACGACCACCCCACCGACCTACCGCGCCACCGATTGGGAGCCGCACGAGATCAGCGTCGTCCCCATTCCTGCCGATCCCGAAGCTGGGTTCCGGTCGTTCGATCCCCCCATCACCCCCACGGCATCTCCCGCCGACAACACCAAGGAGCGTCAAATGGCCGATCAGGTCACCAACATTCCGGCGGCTGATGATGCCGCTGTGATTGCCGTCCGCGCCGAAGCCGTCCAGGCCGAGCGCACCCGTGCCGCCGAGATCCGCACTATCGCGCGTCAGGCGAACCTGGGCGATGAGTTCGTAGAGCAGCATGTGACCGCCGGCCATGATGTGGCCGACGTTCGCAAGGCCGCCCTGGACGCCATCGCCAACAAGGCCGAGCCGGCTGGCAGCACCGTGTCTGGCATCCGCTCCGGCGACTACGACGAGCACGAGGTGCGCGGCAAGTCCATGGCCGCCGCCCTGCTGCACCGCTACGATCCCGGCGCCTACAAGCCCGAGTTCCGCGCTGGCGATTACGTCGGCCTTTCGCTGGTCGATTTCGCTCGCGAAGCCGTCGAGGCCACCGGCACCCGGACCCGTGGCATGTCGCGCGAGGAGATCGCCCGCCGCGCCCTGGAAATCCGCACGCAGCACACCGTGTCAGACTTCCCGAGCGTCCTGGCCGATGTGGCGAACAAGACCCTGCGCAACGCCTATCAGCAGTCGCAGCGCACCTTCCCGCTGTGGGCTCGCCGCACCTCGGCTGCTGACTTCAAGAACATCAACCGCGTCCAGCTTGGCGAGGCGCCGAGCCTGAAGAAGATCGCTGAGAATGGCGAGTTTAAGCGCGGAACCATCGGTGAGAGCAAGGAAACCTACAAGCTCGAAACCTTCGGGCGCGTGGTGTCGATTAGCCGACACGTCATCGTCAACGATGACCTCGACGCCTTCACCCGCGTGCCGGCCATGTACGGTGCCGCTGCCGCCAATCTGGAATCGGACACCGTTTACGGCGTCCTGGTCGGCAACCCGATCATGGCTGATGGCAACGCCCTGTTCCACGCGGCAAAACACTCCAACCTGACGACTGGCGCGACCGTGCCGACCGCCGACACGCTCGGCGTCATGCGGTCCAAGTTGCGCAATCAGAAGGGCCTGGACGGCGAGAGTATCCTGAATTTGACCCCGCGCTTCCTGCTCGCCTCTGCCAGCCGCGAAACCGACGTGGAAAAGCTTCTGTCCGCGCTGGTCGTGCCGGGCACGCAGGCCGACGTCATCCCCGCGTCCATGCGGTCCCTGGTGCCGGTCATCGAACCGCGCCTCGAACTGCTGTCTGGCGGTAGCGCCACAGCCTTCTATCTGGTGGCAGATTCCAGCCAGATCGACACGGTCGAATACTGCTACCTGGAAGGCCAGGAGGGCGTCTACATCGAGACCCGCATGGGCTTCGACGTGGACGGCGTGGAGGTCAAGGCCCGCCTGGACTTTGGCGCCAAGGCTATCGACTGGCGCGGCATGCAGAAGCACACCGGCGCGTAAGGCGAGCGGTTCAACCTGACCACAGCGGGCGGCCTCAGTGCCGCCCGCTCTCCTGCGGAGTAGTTCCCCATGAAGAATTTCGTTCAGCCTGGCATGGACCTGACTGTTGCCGCCCCGTCCGGCGGCGTCACGTCCGGCGATTTCGTCCTCATCGGCAGCCTGTTCGGTGTCGCCGCGTCCACCGCCGATGCTGGTGATGACGTGGTGATCTCGACGGTCGGCGTCTACGAACTGCCCAAGTTGGGCGCCCAGGCGTGGACCGTTGGCGCCCCGATCTATTGGGACGCGACCGAGTCCCACATGACCACCGTCAGCACCGACAACACCTTGGTCGGCGTGGCTGTCGCGGTCGCTGCCAACCCCTCCGACACCGGCCTCGTCAAGCTGGACTAATCCAGCCCACCACCCCCTGACCACCCACGAAACCCCGCCCTAATCCGGCGGGGTTTCGTGTTTCTGGAGCCTGCCAATGTCCGGCGCCAACCCGCTCCTGTTCGGCCCGATCTTCGCGCTTCAGGGCGTGGACGTGATCTACACCCCCGTCGCCGGCCAGCCCACCACCATCCGCGTCCTCGACAAGTTCCGCAGCGCCGAAGCCTTCGATGACCCCGGCGTGTGGGCGACCGTCGCGGAAATCCACGCGATGCCCACCGAGGTCGCAGCCAACCCGGACGGCGGCACCATCGAAATGCACGACAACGCCTATCGCATCACCAGCCACGGCGCCACGCGCGGGCCGGGTAGCCCGGTGCGCCTGACCTTGACGATCACCGGAGGCGCACCATGAGCCAGCGCGAACAAGTCCTGTCCGCCCTGAAAGCTGCCCTGGACACGGTCCCCGGCTTCTCCGCCGAGCGCAACCGGCCGGACGCCATTTCCGAAAGCGCCACGGCAGCGCTGATCCTCACCGATGGCGACGACACCGCCGAGCCCGGCCAGCGGGGCAGGGGGGACGCTGTCGTCATGATGACCACGTCGGCCCGCGTGCTGGTTTATCTGGCCGGCGAACAGGCTGCAATCGGCCCGTCGTGGTCGGCGGCCTCGCTGGCGATCATGCGCGCCGTCCTGCATGACCCGGCATTGCGCGCGGCCGTGACCAGCAACGGAGCGGTGCGCTGGGTCAACACCAAGACCGCCCTGGCTGCGGGCACCCGCACCGCCCACGCGGCCGAAATGACCTTTGCGTTGACCTACCCCGAACGCCTCGCCTGACCGGCTGGCACCCCCTGACAACTGACCACATGGAGGCCCGGCCATGCCGAGCACTGAGAACTACTCTATCTTCAAGGCCGACGTGTTCCTCGGCCGGTATGGGTCCACCGACAAGAAGCACATCGGCAACGTCCCGGCGCTGTCGTATGCGCCCGAGGTCGAGACGCTGGAGCATTACAGTTCCATGGCCGGCGTGCGCGAAAAAGACGCCGAGGTGACGACCACCACGGCGGCCACCCTGTCCATGACCCTGGACGAAATCACGTCCCGCGCCATCGCCATCGCCATGTTGGGCGAAGAGGTCGTTTACGAGCGCGTCGAGGCTGCCGGGCAAGTGGCTGTGTTCGAGGGCGTGAAGGCTGGCGACAAGTTGGCTCTGCCGCATGGCGTGGTGTCCGGTGTCACCATCACCGATGGCACCGCCGTTACCCCGGTGGACTACACCCTGACCACCCACTACACCGTGGACGCGGCGGCCGGCGTCATCACCATCGTCGCCATCCCCGCCACCGCCGACGATACCGTTGAGGTGGCCTACGACGCCGACGCCATCGTGGCCGGCACCCGCAAGGTCATCAACCTGCTGGCCGACACCACCGCCGAATGGTCGCTGTTTTCTGTCGGCACCAACGACGTGGGCAAGCGCCTGCGCATCGAAGTTGGCCGCTTCAAGATCACCCCGTCCGGCGAACTCGGCCTCATCACCGATGAGTGGGCCACCCTGGAGGTCGAGGGCTCCGTGTTGCGCGACACCGCGACTCCCGGCTACCCGTTCGGCCGTGTGATCGAGTTGAATTAATGGCAACCCTGCTCGACATCGTGCCGCAGACGCGCTCCGTGCCCGTCTGCGGCGTCAACCTGACTGTGCAGGGCGTGGCCTTGCCGGATCTGGTGTCCATCGTCGTGCGCTTCCCGGCCTTGACCGGCGTCCTGTCCGGCAAGGGTGTGGATGTTACGGCCTTGGTCGGCTTGGGTCGCGAGGTCTGCGGTGCGGTCATTGCCGCCGCGACGGGCTGCCCTGGCAATCCCGAAGCCGAGGCCAAGGCCGCGTCCCTGCCGGCCATGACACAGGTGGACATCGTCGCCGCCGCCGTGGACCTGACCTTTCCGGGGGAGCCGGTGACGGTGGCGGTGGAACGCCTGGCCGCCATCGTCGCAAATCTGGCCGGGGCAAGCAGCGAGACGGCCTCGAAGTCCTTGCCGAAGCGGCCGAAAGGCTGATCGCAGCCGGCCACCGTGACGCCCTGCACTACACGCCCCGGCAGATCGTGGCGTTCTCCACCTTGCTCGACAAACGCGAGCGGACGGAGCGGGCGGCGCGGTTTGCCGACATGGCGATGAGCCACCCGAACAAGGGCATCAAGAAGTACCTGGAGGGGCTGGCGAAGGGTTAGGCGTCGTCTTCGCCAAACAGCACTGCACGAATGCGGTCTATTTCATCGCTCGCTGCTTCGAGGTCGTTGCGGGCTTCATCGTAGATCGTATCGTCGTAGGCCCATTGGGAGAGCTTGTCTGCGGCCGCCGTCAGCGCGGCGCGTTCCGCTGTCGCGCGCAGGCCAAGGGAGATCAACTGGCGGATAGCCTCGGCCCGGCTTGGGACGCGGTTCGTAAAGCGCCACTCGTCGATAGCGTCCGCCTCAGAGGCAGTCACCATGATCGGCAGCCGGACATCCTTAGGCTCGTCCATCATTTTCCAAACTGCCCGGTGACTGCTCGCACTCAAGCCCGCGCAGAACGAGGCGGCGGACAGCTTCCGCGCGGGAGGGTAGGTCAGCCTGGACGCGGCGCCAGTCGTCAACGAGGCGCAGAAAATCAGGTGTTACCCGCATGTTAAAGGTTTCAGTCTTCTGCGCGTCAACCATTCCTGCCACCGACTTCGTCAACGGGAAAAGTAGGCATGTATCACAAGCGTTGACGTGCCACAAAGAAAGTGGCACCTTGCCACTTGTGGCACATCGGTACGGAGCAATCTAATGGAGAGGACTTTCACGATGCGGGTTCCTGATGAGTTTGTTCGGAAGGTGGATGAGTTGCGACGGTCGCAGGCGGATCTTCCGAGCCGGGCAGAAATCGTCCGCCGCTTGGTCGAGAAGGCCACCTCTGAATCGGTGGCGCAGCACGCCGCTTAATTATCGGCCCGACGTGGTGCTACCAACACCGCCGCCGGGCCTAACCAGACACATGGAGAAGACCCATGCAACAGGCTGAGAACAACCATATACCGCAGAGCGCGGGAATTCCTGTGGAAAAAGCGCACTGTTTTTCACCGGGCGCCCTGGCCGTGATCGACGGTGAGCCGCGCATGAAGGACACCGACATTGGCGCCGCTCTGGGCATGGCGCAGCCGCGCAACATCCGGGCCATCATCGACAAGAATCGGGCGGAACTGGAGCGGTATGGATTGGTGCACGTGGCGCGTTCGCCAATCACAAGCGGGAAGGGCCGCGTTCAGGAAGTCACCACCTACCACCTGAACGAAGGCCAAGCGATCCTGCTGTGCATGTTCAGCCGCACGCCGACCGCCGCCGCCGTCCGTCACCAGATCGTGACCGTGTTCATGGCGTGGCGCCGGGGGGAACTGGAGAAGGTGCCGGTCAAGGCGCATACCCGGCGGAAGGCTGCCCCGAAGGTTGCCCACCCTGCGGCCTCCAAGGAAGGTGTCGCGGTCGCAGTGATCGGCGGCGAGGTCGTCACCTTCGACACGAACGACTACGACCTCCGTGATGGCGATTGGGCGGTCGTCCTGATGGGCAGCAAGTTCGCCAAGATGCAGTTGACCGAAACTCAGGGCCGCAGCAACTCCGGGTGGGAGTCGCCGCGCCGGGGCTGGGTGGACTACACCAGCGGGTACTATGGCAGCGGGCCGCGCGAATACGCAGAGGTGAGGATCGTGGGGCGTATGCTGTCGGCTGTCCGCGCGACCGCCGCACCCGCGATTGCCGCACCCCAGGTGGACGCGGCCCGCTTCGACCCGAAAAACCGGCATCTGGTGTCGTTCGGTTCGGACGGGAAGATGGAGATCAAGGCTGTTGGCCCGGACGCCTGCGTCGTGAGCGGCGCCAACGAAACCAACCTCTACACCTTCCTGCGGGAGTTCGTGCCGGTGGAAAACCTGCCCGTCGCCTTTGACGTCATCTGCCAGCGCATGAAGGCCCTGGCCTGCCGTGAACTGGGCAAAAAGAACAACGGCCGTCACCTGTCGGTCGTGAAGCAGGCGGTGGCGTAGATCGCCAAACCTGAGCCGCCGCCTGCTCTCCCAACCGGCCCCGTTGGCGCGGGGTCGATCTACCAACCGCCTGAAATGGAGGCAGTTAGCATGGGCAATATGACCCACGTCCTGAATTACAACAACACTGAGATTCGCGCGGCCGGAGAACGGCTGAACATGACGGATATGTGGAAGGCAGCGGGAGCCGATCCTTCACGGAAGCCTGCCGAGTGGCTGCGCTCTGCTGATGCTGTTCGCTTCATCGAGTTTTTGGCCGAGACGATGGGAATAGAAGTGGGAAATTCCCAACTCCAATTGGTCAAGGTGTCGAAGGGCGGGCGTGGAATTGGGGGCTCCACTGCCGCCCACTGGCAGATCGGCCTTGCCTACGCCAAGTACCTGTCGCCCGAGTTCCATATGTGGTGCAACACGGTGGTCCGCGAGCGCATGGAAGGTCGGGGCGTTGCTGTCCCGGAGGTCGGTGAATTGGCGCGGCGCACCGATGGTATCGTGCGTACCACCATCCATAAGGTGACGGGAATCGAGCGGGCCGTTGAAGGTATCGGGACGGTGATGCGGCTGATGTCCGATGCTGTTACGGATCAGGACTCGCGCATCGGCCAGATTGAGCGGGCGCTGCTCGACACAGCCGATATCGTCAAGACGCTGGTGGTCGCCAACGACCCGCGCGTTGCCGCCCTGAGTCGGGTGAGCCAAAAGGAACTCTTGGAAAAAGCGAAAGTGCCGAGCAAGGGGCGATCTTCCATCAACCGCCGGTTCGCGTACCATCTGCCGCGCTACGCGATTTCCAACGGCGTGTTGCCGGACAGGTGCCCGCACTCCGGCACGTTGCTGTACCCGCGCGACTTGGCCGACCGCTTCATGAAGGAGAAGGGCAGCGGGTGGGTGCGCGACCACATGGCAAAGGTTTTCGGCCAGGGAGTCCTTCAGTTTCCCGACCGCCGCAGTGGGCCGCCGCAGCCGGAAGGTGTTGGCGAAGGGCTATCTACATAGCCCGTGGCCGGCCCATTTTTTGCAATAGTCCGCCAGCATCTGCACTCCTAGCGAGGTGTTGACGGTCACGGTAGCCAAGCCTCCGATGCGGTATGTTGGCATGTTGTCCCACTGGACGCGGCGCAGGTCTGCGGCGCGGAATACGAGGAAGAACACTTGTTGTTCCCCGGCATTGCCGAAGCGGTCTAAAGTCTGTGCGACGGCCCGTAGAACTAAACTGTTCACATCGACGTGCTCGTCTGGTCTTTCCTCAAACATCCACCGAGCCACGTCTTGGGCGGTTATGAGGGCGCTTGTGACGTCGAGGTTGCCACCGTCAATGCTGGACATGGCGGCGTAGACCGTCACGACGCCTTTGTCGCGCGTCACCAAACTGATCTTGCTGCTAACCTCTTCAATCGACTGAGGACCAGCCCCGGAGCAGGCCTTCAGTAGGCCGATGACGATAGCAATTAACACAATGACGATTAGGCAGCCTTCTGCGGCCTGCCGGTTCTGACTACTCTCACTCACAGCTAATCCCCCTCTTCTTGATCGCGCAGCCACGCATGGTGGCGCGCCTACCCCTCGCTGTCCAGTGGCAGCGGGGCGAAGGAGTTTTGACCATGTCCCGCGACTTCCTGCTGAAAACGTCCATTGCCGGCGGCGATGACGTGGCCGCCTCGCTCCAGAAGATCGGTGCGTCTGGTCGCAAGGCGTTTGAGGACATTCAGAAGGCTGTGGGCAAGTTCGGTGCCGCTGCATCAGTCGCCTCGCAGGCCCTGCGCGCTCAGATGGACGCCCAGGCCAAGGCGGCGGTCGAGGCTGCCGAGTTGGAGGGCGCCTATAAGAAGCTGGGCGTCACGTCCTCCAAGTCGGCGGCGGAGCAGCGCGCGGCCTACGTTTCCGCATACGAGAAGATCCGCGACAGCGGCACGGCCACCGCCGGGCAAATTTACGCCGCGTGGCAGAAGATGTCTCAGGCCGTCAGCCGCCTTGATATCGAGATCGATACTCAGGGAATATCCGACGCTGCGGAGAAGGCTGCCGAAGCCACGGCGGCGGCGTACCAGAAGCTCGACATCACGTCTGTTGCGTCGGCTGAGGACCAAAAGCGCGCCTATATCGAGGCCTACGAGCGAATCAAGGCCGATGCCAACGCCACCGCCGGGCAAGTCTATGCGGCGTGGCAGAAGATGTCCGAAGCGGTTAATCGCCTGGATATTGAGATCGATACGCAGGGCGTTGTCGATGAGGCCGCTAAGGCTGCCGCTGAGGCCGAGAAGGCCGCAGCGGACACGGCGGAGGCGTACCGGACTCTTGGCGTCACCAGCACCAAGCAAGTTCAGGCGCAGCGTGCGGCCTACATCGAAGCCTATGAGCGCATCCGCGACAGCGGCGAAGCGACGGCTGAGCAGCTTATGGCGGCGTGGAAGAAGATGGACGCCGAGGTCGGCCGCCTGGATGGTCGGCTTGCCGCCATCCCGAGCCGTCTGGAGCGCATCCAGGCGAGTGCGGCCAAGATCGGAGAATCGTTCACACGCATCGGGCAGTCCATGTCCCTTGGCGTGACCGCGCCCATCGTCGCGGCCGGCGGCTTCACCCTCAAGACTGCTGCCGACTTCGAAACGGCGATGAACCGCATTAATGCAATCGTCAACCCGACCGAAGCGCAGTTTGCGCAGATCCGCGACACCGTCAAGGACCTGGGTGCTAGCACGAAGTTTACCGCGACCCAGGCGGCAGACGCATTCACCCTGTTGGGTGCGGCCGGCCTGACCGTGGATCAAGCCCTGAGTGCGCTGCCCAAGACGCTCCAGCTTGCGGCTGCTGGTGAATTGCAGCTTGCCGAGGCGGCGGAAATCTCCACCAAAATCATCGCTGGCTTCCGGCTTGGCGTGGACGATCTTGGCCGCGTCAACGATGTTCTCGCCCAGGCTGCCGTCGATTCTAGCGCCGACATCAAAGACCTTGCTGCGGCAATGCGCGATGCTGGCCCAGCCGCCGCTGCCGTTGGTTACAGCCTGGAAAGCACCGTAGCCACCCTGGCCGTGTTCGCCAATAACGGCATCGTCGGCGAAGTCGCGTCCACCGCTTTCGCGGGGGGGCTGTCTCGCCTACTTAAGCCGACCAAGGAGGTCCGCGACGGACTTGCGGAGCTTGGTCTCAAGATCAGCGACCTTCGGGGCGTTGACGGCAATCTGTTGCCCATGTCCGAGATTCTGCAAAAGCTGACCGATGGAGGCGTTGATGCCGCTGCCGCGCTGAAGATCTTCGGCGAAGAAGCAGGGCGAAAGATGATCGCCCTGATTGGCGGCGGCTCCAAGGCCCTGGCTGATATGGAGCAAGGGCTGTTGGCGGTCGATGGCGCCACCGAGACGATGGCCGAAAAGATGAATCGTGGCGCCAAAGCTGGCGTGCTGGGCCTGCTATCCGCAATGGGCGACCTGATGATCGCTATTGGTGATAGCGGCCTGCTGGGGGCGTTCACGGTCGTGACTATCGCGGTCACGGAGTTTGTCCGCTGGATGGCCGATGCGCCGCTGGTCGTCATGGCGGTTGCCAGCGGCCTTGCCGCCCTGGCCGCCACCATTGGTCCGTTCCTGATCGCCCTTGGCCTCATGTCCAAGGGTGTTGCCTTTGCCGTCACCGGGTTTACCACCTTGAAGGCGGGCGCAATCGCACTGTCCGCTCGCCTGGTTGCGTTGCGCGCTGCTGTGGCGGCCGTCAATATCGCCATGTACGCCAACCCTGTTGGCCTCATCATCGGCGGAATCGTCCTGTTGGGCGCGGTTGTTGCCGCCCTCGTGGTCGATTGGGACGACCTCAAGCGGGCCATCGGCTTGACTGTTGACGAGTCCGTCGAGGGTGCCACTGAGGCCGCCGACGCGGCTGCGGACAGCATCAAGACCGTCTCGGCCGCTGCCCAAGAGGCCGCCGTCGAAGCCGC